CGACTGCGGCGAGGGATCGCATAGGTACCGGGTTTGGTGTATTCGTCAGGAGTAGTAATTCTCCTGAGGACAGTGCACCAGTCATCCGGGTCTGCGTATTCATACGTAGGCCGGGACTGCCATGTCCGAACCTCTCGACGATGCAGCTCGTTATTCCAACGAGTCCGCACTCCGATAGGTTGAACATGGATACACGCGTCGGGTCTGATCCAGCCAAGGCCACCAGGATTTTCGTTTCCGAAAATCGGTAATGGTCCAGTCCGTCTTTCGACGGCTTTCATGACTGATTCAGACAACCGCAAGTAACCTCGTCTAAACGCTTCGTTTGACAACGAAACATAAGAGGAGATTACACCGATATCTAATCTACTACGATGACTCCACACCGATCTTAATTTGATCGGAGTGACATCGACGCCTCTATAGGCGTCGCAACCGCAGGACTCTCTAAAGAATCCTTCAGTGCAGCACTTACCTTCGTTGAACAAAAGTCCAAACTTAGGTAGTTCCTGCAGTAAGAACGCATAGTCTTCGCGTCTTACTATGAGGTCATCGCCATACACGTAAACACGTCCTCTCGCCTTTCGGCGAGAGTAATGTCCACAATGCATGAGGGTACCTACTGCAAGAGCATAGAACACGAACGCTTCAACGGGAAAGCATAAACAGCTCCCCATCGGCGCGAACTTATTCAGATGCACCTGCCGACCATCCGGTAGCACTGTCGATGTCGTTCTCGTCGCTAACAAAGCTTCGAGTAGACTTGGCACGCCTCCAAAGAGCCTCTTAACGAGGTCTAGGGAGACGCGATCGGATGCTTCCTTCATGTCGAGCGTTACCCACTCTTGGTCAATTGATGACGCAAGGGCTAGCTCTCGATTAATCGTTTGGTCAGTGAAATTCACATGACCTCGCGTTAATACGTGAGCCTCGAGACGAGCCACAATGGCACGCCCGAGACCTTGCTGTATCCATTGATACTCGAGTGGTTCACACGAGATCAAACGCGGTCCCCTAGAATCCTTAGGCACCAGTACGACTTTCGCCGTACCGGTGTCCAGGTGTTCTAGATCCTCGTACGTCTCATATTCGTCGCATACTTGGCTTAAACCGAAGGAGTAATATTCTGTATAAGGATATACTCGCTCGATGGCTGCGTATAGGCGCGAGAATCTGTGTTTTTCACAGGCTCTTTCACCGGTTGCGACTGCGCCTGGCCCATGCCTAGGCGTAATATCCCAAGGATCCATAGTACTAAAAACGTCAGTGCAATAAAGCACAGCATTTTCAGTAATAGCGGACTCGGGAACTCGGAATTGTAATAATTCCGAGTCGGTACGCACGAACGAATCAATGACTTTAGTAGTCTTTTCATCGTCGTATTCTAACTCCAGCTTGTATAGGAAATATACAAGTTGTCTCAGTACTCTGAGCATTTCGGGATCAGCTGTGTCTTTTTCAAGACCAGAATCGTCGAATAGTCCACTAATCAACCACCCAAGAAACTTGGGGATTGAAGTGCCGGGTTTCTTTTGGAAACCAGGGCATAGTAGAGGTTTATTCGTAGATAGGGCGGTGTCAACCGCCTTACCTAATCTCGGAAGGGTAACAGTCAAGAACTGTAACCCCTCAGAGTCAACTCGTTGACGAATTTTTCGTTGTTCGAGTCGAGACTCCGTTGCAGCTAAACCAAAACGTTCAGCTATGTCAGCGTAGAGGTCGCAATACAGGTCTACATAAAATGTAGACATTAAGCTATTATGATTTCCCATAAAAGGGTTAATCTCTTCGCCTTTGCACCGCAACAACTACGCTCGGCCCATAGCACGCTACCTCTTGCGAGGCAAGCGTCTATTTACTACGTCAGCCACTCAGGGTGTAGAACACCCCGCATGGTTAAGGCTCGCCAGCCTGGAATTGGTTAAACTCCGCTCCAGAATTTCCCAGAAGGAAGTTCGTGAGTTGGAGTTTCAAGTCCTCGACGTTGGCATCAACCCACGTCCCGGAGGTAGGTACCTCCAGAACGAGTTGAAAGCTCAACGTCTCGGGCAGACCAGAAACCGAATTCGGTTTCGTCCAGTCAAGGCGTACCAACCGACGATCAGCAGAGTTGGGATCCTTCGGATTCCGCTTACCATGTGAAATGGTAAGGGTCTTCGAAGTACCAACAGCTGCCGTGCTATCCTTGCGGACAGATTTACTGTCCACGATGGAAACTAGGGAATAGACCGTAGTGGTCGAAACCCCAGTCAGCGTAAGCGCTGTATTGAGCATTGGCGTCTGTATTGTTGACACTAACTTGTTGTTGTCCAGTAGGCCGAGGCCCCTGGATGAGCGATCAAGACCTTTGAACTAGAAGCGACGTGCCTAAGGCAAGTTGCGACCAGTTCGGTGTCTTAACCTGTAGATTGAGCAAGCCATATGACGGGATATCCCGTCGGCGCTCATAACGGAGCATACTCCGGTCCGCCAAGATGAC